CTTGTGGGCCGAGCCATTATAGAAACCGCCGCCTGGGCCGCCGCCAGCCTGTGAGAGCATCGTCTGGTTAAAGTACCCACCGCCGCCGCTGGGAGCGCCCAGCACCGCGCGGCCTGTGTTGTGAGCGGTTGATCCGCCCCAGGTCCAGTCACGACAAACGGCTACGGTCATCCAACTGTCCGCAGCAGACAACAGGCCAAAGAAGCTCGGCCCGGTCAATACGTCGTCCACGCCATCGAAGGACAGCTCAGGCTCTCCGTTCAGGCCGCTCTGCGTCCATGTTGGTTGCTGTGATGCGGTGCTTTGAGACAAGTCATTGCTGCGGCCGCTTTGGTCTGCCCAGGCCGAAACCGTCCCGCCATTCAGCGTGATCCCAGAATCAGCGCGCAGCCATACCACGCAGCTCGCGCTAAAGAATCTAGGGTCCATGCCGCCCGCCGGATGCTCTCGCTGAGCGCGATCTGTAGGATCAACACCTGCGGCGGCTGGATGGCCTCGAAGGACCGAGCCCACAGGTCACCGCCCATCATCAATATAAAGAGTGACCACCATATCCGTCCCAGCTTGGCCCGGGGTGATGGTTACATGGGGCTGCTCGAAGAACGGCACAGGGGTAGCCAGCATGTCGCTCAAAGTCTCTTCGTCTGAAGAGTAAACAAAGTCGGCGCTGTAAAGCTCCTCGCCGCCCGACGCCACGGTCAGGTTGCTGTCTTTGTAGACCTTGATCGCCACAGTGTCAGCAGCGCCTGCGGTATTGTCGCTCAGGGTCGCGCGGACGCCAAGAAGGCGGCCCTTGGGGATAACATCCCCTGACCCCTCGGTGACGGCGGTGGCGGCGCTTTCGCTGGCGGCCTGTCCGGTAAAGCTCAGCCCATCGACGTTATAGATCGCCATATTCTCATCCTCCCGGGCTCAGGTTAGGTGAGAGCTAGTTCGCCGTCTTTAGCTGTGCCGTCTGCGTACTTGAGCCGCACCATCAGCTTGTCGTTATCCTCATCAAGATAAAAGACAATCTCATTGCTGGCGATGTCGGCATCAGTCGGCGCGGCGCTTTGCAGAGAGACGAACACCTGTGCGTCGTCGTCTACCTTCACGCCGTGGTTGATATGCTTCGTTCCTTTAGCCATGTTACCCGCTCCAGTGGAGGCCCCTTGCGGGGCCGGGTGTTATTTGTCTCGCCTGTGACCCCTCGGCCGATCAGACTTCTCTCCATGATAAACCTCGCGCACCGCCTTGCGGGCCTTTTCCCTGGCCCACTGCGGATCCGCGCCGTGCTTGATAGAGCGCCTGATCAGCGCGTCCATCGTCTTGCGGCCTTCGGGATGTTCGCCGCTCACTCTACAGGCTCCTCGGTCTGCACCCTGCGAGCCTTGACCTTGCGGCGCTTCTTCGGTGCCTCGTCAACGAGGTGACTGGGCTTGGCCGCTATCATGGCCTCCAGCCGCTCGCGCTCTTTTAGCAGGCGCGCAGCTATCACTTGATTGTGAGGAGCCGTGGCCGCTGAGCCTTCGAGGCGCTCAACCCGGCCCTCTTGCTTGTGGATCTCTAGTTGATATACCTGCTTATTCATCGGGGCGCAGATCCCAGAATCGACAAGGTGGCGGCGGAATGCCCGCCAGCCCTCATCATCATGATCCCAGAATACGCGCCCGCCGACGATGCTGGCCTCATCCCAGACGCTGGTATATACGCGCCCGCGGCCCTGCTTCGGCACCTCTTGCACATACCACTTGAACTCACCCAGGCGGGCGTCGTTGGGGCGCACCACCTGCCAGCCGTTGCGGTTGACCTGGGCCACTGCGAGATCAGTCCCGCCGCCATCGGTCACACCGTTGCAGCCTGGATCAAGGTGCAGCTTGCTTGGTACCGGCAGCCACTCGCCGGCGTCAAAAGACCAGCAGTGAGGATGCACCATATACCAGAAGCGAGCCCGTGACTTGGTAGATCGCGGGAGCTTCTGCGCCTCGCTGCTATTCGTCTCTGTGACCCTTTGGCCGATGATTGCTGACATAAAGCTCTCGCCCTCCGTGATGCGACCGCGGCACCGGACGAGCGGAGGACTGCCCGCCCGGCGCTCTGGTCTAGTGTTTATGCGCCGGTGGTAATGTTCACCCCGCGAGCGTTCTCAATCAGGCCCACAGCCAAGAAGGCGTGACCGACGATCCGGCTGATGCCAGGGTCGCCAGCGCGGACGAACTCAGCATATACGGGCGATCCCGCCGGGACCGAAGCCGCAATGCTGCCGGGCATGGCACCGCGTGCGCTAGCCTCAACATAACCAACACAGCCCTGTCCAAACATCGCGCCGACCCGATCGCCGCCGGAGGTGCTGATGGAGTCGCTGGCGAAGATGTCAACGCCCAGCAGGTTGCCCTGGTAGCCAGGACCCTTGAGCGCCAACTGCTCCGCGGTGCTGGGCATGAACTGCATGCTTCCGCCCTCAGAGCGCAGCGAGGTGCGAAGGTCCGTTACCTGAACCGGCGCGAGCACTGCGTACCAGGGCCCGGGCACCACAGCCTGCTGAAGCGTCGCGGTAGCCGCGAAGAAGTCGTCAACGGTCATGTCAGCGCCGGAGGTGCCGACGTTGGCGGTAATAGTGTCGGTGGCCTCACAGACCAGATCGGTAAAGCGCAACTCATATGACTGTGCCATCTTCGCCGCGAGGGTTTGCAGATCGAGTTGGCCGGGGCTTGCGACGATGCTGTGCAGGTCGCTCATGCCGAAGCTGATGATCTGGTGAGCGACGGTCAAAGAGACAGATCCGACAGTCAATGCGCGGTTGTCAACAGCAGTCACCTCATCAGTGTTAGCCGCCTCCATGGCTTCATCAAAGTCAACCGTTCCGGTTGTCAGCGTGGCAGATCCAGATCCGCCGATGTCGCCGAGGTTGGTGCACACAGCGCGGAGGCTGGTCGGATCCATGAGAAGCTCAAACAGGAGGCGGTTGTATACCTCCGCGGCGAGAGTGTCGCCGCCGGAGCCTGTGAGGGTAATTTCGTTAGCCATTTGGGCAGTCCTTTTTTATGGCGCGTAGCGCCTGGGGTTTAATCGTCGGCCCTTATCGCCCGTGACTGCCCGGCGGCGGCGCGGCCCCTGTGCTGACTCCCTTGTCGCCCGATTGTGCCCGGCGGCGGCCAGAGTCAGCGGTTCAATGCTATGCACCCTGCGGCGCTGGTGTCAATGCTTTAGCGATGCGAGGATCTCCGCCTTGTTCGCCTTCCAGTCCGCATCGGTCATCTGTGCATACTGTCCCGGCGTGTAGCTCTGCGGTGCCGGTGGCGTCGGCTGCGCGCCGTTGTTCGCCATCGGTTGCGCGGGTGCCGGTGGCGGCTCTGGCGCGGCCTGTGGCTGTGGTGCGGGCTCTGTCGCTGTCGCGGGCGCAAGATCGGCCAGCAGCCCCTCGCGGTTCGAGTCCCACCAGTCGCCCCACGCCTGCGCCTTGTCGCCTTCGGCCTTAACGTGCTGTTGATGCTGAAACAGCGCGAAGTCTCGCACGCTGCTCTTGGTGACTCCCGCCTCAAGCATGCTGATATGCGCGGCGCTGGTGGCGGTGTCGGTGGCCGACTTGGTGCGCAGGCTCTCCACCTCAGCGCGTAGATCTGCGATGCCTTCGACCTGTGCGCCGAACTGATCGCGCTCCTTGGTCAGCGTCTTGATCTGAGCCTGCACCTCTGCAAGCTGCTCGGTCAAGGTCTTGCGCTGGGCCTCGGCGGCCTTGCGCTTCTCTACCTCGGCCTTAAATCGCTCTTCTGGAATCATCGGGGTGTCGCTCACTGGTCGCCTCCTGCCGCGGGGTATAAGGCCCGCTCTTGTCTAACTCGCTCAAGATATGAAGCTGCCTCTTCGCGAGTCCACCCGGGATTTTCTGCCAGGATGACATCAACGATCGAGCGCGTGCCCATCTCAATACCCGCCTTGGCCTCTTCGATGCGCGCGCGCCGCTCCTCTGTGGTCAGCGCGATCTGAGAGTAACGCAGATTGTAGCCGCTCTCAGGTAGCGAGGCGCCCGCCATCGAATTGCTCAGCGATGCAGCCAGCGCCAGCACGCGGCGGTCGGCATCCTCGAACTGCGGGATCATCGCCTTCTGCCGCTGCCGCACCGCCTCGCGCTTGAGGCTGATCGCGTAGCCGCTCGACTGTCCCGTCTGCTGGATGTCTGCTGGGCTGATTCCGGCCGAGACGAGGCAGCGCTGTTCGTAGGCATCGATGGCAAGCTGCAATCGCTCCGGGTCACAGCCTGCCGCCCACTGTAGCGCTTGCACCGGGCCGCCCGTGTCGCTGTCGATCATCAGCATAGTTGTGGGATCGCTAGCCACCTCGCGCCGGGTATCGTGCCGCTTGCCGGTGGTGGTGGTGCCTCGGATGCTGCCGCCGCTGAGCCCTCGGATTGGGTGACTGGCGTCCCTCGTGGCATAGCCCCAGAAGGTCCAGAGCGCTGCAACGGTGAGCGTTGCTTCTGCCTGCTCGGCCCCGGTGAATGCGTCCCATAATGCAGAGTTGCCGCCTTCCGCGTGATAGAGCACATACGGCAGGACGGGTTCTGTCCCGTTTAGGATATAGGGGTAATCGCCGCCGCTAAACGATCCACCAAGGATCTCTGCGCTGATGTCAGTGCCTTTGCTCGGATCTGGCCCGTCTGGGAGCAGCACGCGATAGCTGGGCTCTTGCGGGTCCCGCACATCGAGAACATCCCAGGTCCAGCGGGCTTCGCGCTTGCCTTGTCGCTCAAGGGTGCGGATGCGGGCCTCGACCACGACGGACGGATCCGCCGGACGGTCAGGATGAGCCGAGGCCCACACCATGTCACTTGGCACCGCTCGAAACTGTAGGCCGCTATCTGTCCAGGCAACCCGGACCAACGACTCACGCATGCCGACCACCTGCCGTTGGTTGCGGCCCAGGACAGACCACAGCTCAGCAGCCCGCAGTTGCTCGCGGAAGTCGTCAAGGCCGCCTTCTGGTACGCCTTGGTGCTCGATTGTTGGCGGCGAGGAGTAGAGCTTGCTCAGCTGGTCCACCAGGGAGCGCAGCGGGTTGCGTGTCATGTCACGATAGCCGAGGCGCTCAGCGGTCCCGGCTTGGAAGAACTGAGCGACACGATCGTCAAGGTCGCGCCTCCACCAGCCTTCGAGGATGCGCCGGCGAAGCCGGGAATGTTCGCGCCGCACCTCGTCACCGGGGTCGGGCAGGGGCGGGCGCTGCTGTTGGACTCGCGGATCTGTCAGGTTGTGCAAGGCTAACTCCCGTTACCGTACTCGCAAAGACTGGACGCCCTTGGTGCGGGTGTCAAGGAAAGACCGCCCGATGTAGCGCGCGGCGTCGAGGGTGTGTGTTAGCTCGCGGTTGGCTGCGCTTCCGCCCGGCCCGCGCCAGTGTCGCAGACTCTCGATCAACTGCTTGCAGCGAGGATGGACGCGGAAGTCGCTTTTGACCATCGCGGCATGGAGAAGCCTCGATGTGTAGATCACTGAGCCCGGACCCTTGCGGGCTGGCTTGATCTTGAACGGTGGCGACGACTCAGGCCGCCCGCACTGTCGAGCAATGCTCTCTGTCATCAGCGCATTGATACCGAACCCGGCCTGACTCTTGCCTGCGCTGTTGGTGTCGCCGACCGCAACGTCCACAGCTTCAGGCTGTAGCCCTGCGCGTTCAAGCATGTCTAGGATCGCCATCGCGTCAGCGTCGATCCCGGTGTGCCCCGGGCTGATGTACTCGTCCAGAAACCAGATCCGCGGGCGCTGCGGGTCGGCCAACTCCACCGCCACAAGCAGCGCGCACTCCTTGCCCGCATCCTCGCCGTGATCAATTCCCAGGCCGATCGACACCTCGCCCGCAGGCAGATCCTCGCTGACCATGGACGAGTCAAAGGCTGCGAAGTATCTGTCGAGCGAGTCAGCCTCCCAGGCCCCGCCAATAACCTGACTGCGCTGGCTCGGCAGGCAGACGTTGATCGCCTCCTCCACCCGGGCCTCGGTCATCCACGGGCAGGCTGCGGAGCTCAGGCTGAAGTGAGTCTCACTCAACACGCCGCGCTCCACCTCATCCTTGAGCCATCCCACCGGGCGACCAACTGGCGTGAGCGTCAGGTACATGCTGCCGCCAGTCTGCACCAGCCGCGATGCGCTCTCTGCGTAGACATCAGGCGGCGGTGGCTCATCGATCCAGACTAGATCGAGCGTGGCCGATGCCAGGGCAAGCCGGTCCTGCTCGGCGGTGACGAAGACGATCCGCGACCCGTTGGCAAAGCTCACCGTGTTGTGTTTGAAGCCGCGCACAGGATGAAAGCTACAGTCGGCCCGCAACATCGCAGGAGTCAGGAACGCCTGAACCTTCGTCTGCACCACCACCGACTGGCGGAAGCTGTGACACACTACGCGGGCCTCTATCGGCGGCGGCTTGGTGCTGTGAAATGGGTGACGCCCCAGGCAGCGCGAAACTGTCTCGTAAGCCGCCACCAGGGTCTTGCCTGACTGCGAGGGCGCACGCAGCAGCCGGAAGCGCTCAGCGTCCATCAGAAAGGCCCTGTGCGGCGGTCCTGGGGTATAGCGCGCAAGGGGCGAGGCTCGAAGCCTTCGCAGGGCCGTAGCTGCGCTCACTCCTCGCCGCCGTCCTTGAGGGCTGCGATCTGCCGCAACTCTTCGGCGCTCAGGTCCTGGGCCAGCTCCCGCAGCAGTTGTGGGCGGTCGAGCGCTGCGATCTCGTCGTCCTGCTTCGGTGGTGGCTGGTCGAGGCCTACGATCCGCTGTTCCAGCGTCATCATCGCAGCGAGAGGGCCAAGCTTGCTCGCCTCCAGTGCTGCCCGCTGATGGCCTCGCAGTCTGGCCAGGAACTCCGCGCGCCGCTCCTCTAGTTCCTGCGCTGATAGTTCGTCTCTCATCAGCAAGATCAACTCACGCCGATAGTTGTCTATCGTGCTGCTGCTGACTCCGAACTGTGCAGCCAATGCGCGCCTGACCTGTATCGACCAGCCTCGATCAGAGATCGTGCGCTCGACTATCGCAAGCCTGCGCTGCTTCTCATCCTTGGTCGGTTGTTTTCCAGGCATATAGGCTTAGCGGGTGACGGTGTGGTTAGATCAAACCGAGCGCCTGTGCGTGCTCTTTGTTGGCACGACCAACAAACTCAAAGCCGCCGGTGAATCTTCGACTGGACGTTCCAATTTTCCCTTTCATCTTGGACGTTCTGCCTACGGGAGCCACTCTTGACGGCGCCCTTACCATTTTCCACGTCTGTGATCGCGCCCTATACCCAATCATTGCCGGGTGACTTGTTGTGCTTCTATAGGGCCTTCCTGTTGCTCGATAAGCCGCAGCCACAACCTCCGACAACTTGTTTCCGATTCCGACCCCTTGAAAGTCAGGCAGGCAAACCGTTCTATGTTCTCTCCACCCCGGCCTTTTGGGATGAGGAAAGAACATGGAGGAAGCAAACGCCGTCGGCCTCTGATTCCAGAAGGCAACAAAGCAAGCGGCGCTGCTGGCAATTTTATGGTTCAGATAGTGATGATGACTGAATTCCCGCCACCAAGATCGCGAAACTCTTTTGACCTCGATCTGGATGTCTGGTCTTTGTTGAACCGACCTCCTTTCTAGGCGTCCTGTGGGCATATACAACACCCAACACGGCTGCAACCAGTCGATCACGTCATAATGACACGAGATAGCAACTAACCGCTTGGAGCCTTTTCGCACAGCCTTCGCCACAGCGGCGGAACCAATCTTCGCCACATCGCGATCAACCACGCTTGTGAACTCATCAACAACAACCAGACTGTCCTTGGATGTGAGCGCCCTAGCCACCTCGGCGCGAAACTTCTGGCCGTTTGACAATACGTCAAATGGACGCAACCAAGCGGGTGGTGACGAGAACCCCACAGACGAAAGCGCAGCACAGACCTCTTTAATAGGAATAGACCGATCAAATCCGTCTATAACGGTGCGATTCTTTGGCCAACTGAGGCCCTTTGCAAAGTCCTCGCCGAACAAATGCCTGCCAACAGTGGTCTTTCCGCTGCCGCTTGCGCCAACAATCAAGCCAATGGACCAGTCGCCTGGAAGATCAAAGTCGAAAGACCACCTTTCTTGGGATGGCTTGTTTTCCAATTCAAACATGGATGCGACTTGACGAGTGCGAACGCTCCAGTCCATCTCGCTCTCAACTACGATATCAACGCTCGGCACTGGAACCCTCCCTTTTCAAGATATTCCATCACGTCGCACTGTTGAAGCTCGTCTTTACACTCAACAATGACCGACCAGACTTCCGGCACAATCTCTGAGGCAGCGCCGATCTCCTCATCTTTAACGGCAAAGTCCGAGTCGAAGCCAGCCAGCAGCAGATCGTCTTCGTCAATGCTGCGGATGATCTCTGCCAGGATGTCATCGTCCCAGCTTGCCTTCTCGCCCAACTTGTTATCAGCCAGAGCCAGCAGGCGAGCGTCTGCCGGGTCGAGGTCCATCCAGCGGACGGGCACCTTCTCGATCCCGAGCTTATGCGCTGCCTTGAGTCTGGTGTGCCCTGCTATCACCATCCCGTCCTCTTTGCGGGCGATGATCGGAGCAGCAAAGCCGAAGCGTTTAATGCTCTCTGCCACGGCATCCACTGGCTCGCCGTCGTTGATCCTGGGGTTATCCTCCCACGGTGTCAGGTCTGCCACTGGGGTCCATGTAGCCGCTGCCTCTGCCTTTTTTTGTGCTGTTGCCATGCCTCTAGTCTATGCAGCCGCCTGCCGTTGTCCAGAACCAGCAACGCCCGCCGAAGCGAGCGAAGTGGCCTGGGCAGGGTTGGTGGGTTAGCGTCCGAGCGCTCTTCTTAGCCTTGGTAGCAGCACCGTCACATCGGTCGGCCTGTCGCTGTTGTGGTCGTCTGCGTAGGCTTCGATCGCGTCTGTGACCTCGGCCAGCAGGCGCAGCAGCGCGCGCTCTGCATGTGCTCGCTCGTCCCGGTCGCCATCTTCCAGCAGCAAGATCAGGCTGTAGTCGTTCGGCATGTTGTCCTCCTGCCGGATGGGCTCCGGCGGGCCGTTAGGGGTTAGCGGTCTGGGTCGAACTAGGCCGCAATTGCTTGGCCGACGATGGCGGTCAACTCTTCCCTGGATGACCCAGCCACATAGGGCGCGGCGAACCAGATGGCGGCAGCAACATCATCAGAAGAGCAGAGGCCCGCCGCCACAAGGGCACCGTTACGATAGACGGCCAGCCGAAGGCCAGAAGTAGTCTCGATCAGTCGGGCGCAAAAGATCTCGCCGTGATAGCTGATAGAGAATGCGGCGGCGGTGGTGGCTGCGGTCATTGTCTCAGTCCTCCGAGGCTTGATTGCCTCAACTGTTTCTATTGTTATATGTATCTACGCCAATTTCAAGGTGTATCTACAAAATAAACAAAGAAAACCTACCGCCAGCCCCGCAGTCTAGCGATTAGCCCTCCGGTTCATCTCAGCCGTGAACTCTTCCAGGGCTTGCTTGATGCCGACTTGCCCCGTGCGGTTCCGCAGCCACTCCGCCTGAGCTTGGGACACCCGCTCACCTTCGGGCTCTTTAAAGCGTTGAGTGCTCAGCAGGTCGCTGACGCTGGGGTAACTGGTCCATGCGGGCTGTCGCGTCCAGTAGGCCCCGGCGAGGCAATCGCACAGCGCCAGCACCTCATAACCCTTGGAGTCAAGCACCGTGACCTTGCCATCCACGCAGCGGCGGCGACAGTGCGGATCGGTGGGCGGGCCTTCTGGGGCCGCTCTGTTGGGGCTGTGGGTGCGCTTATAGCTGCTCGCGATGTCATCGAAGTGCAGCGGGCGGTAGCGAGCCGATCCGGCGGCATCCTCGCGGGCTGAGTCAAAGGCCGCTTGCAGCCGCTCCGGGTCGATGCTGCCTAACTTGCGGTTAAACTCCTCTACCCAGGTGTTGGCCTCTGAGACGCTTGGAGTGCGGGAGCGGATGAGTTGCAGGTTGTGCAGGACAATATCAGTGAGTGAGGGCATCGGGGTCTATTCCTTTCGCTCGCAGGTTGGCTTCTACTTCTGCTTTTACGTCTTCCAGGGTTCGCTCCCAGGGCGGGCGGTTGGATTGCTTAGCGTTGCTCTGAGCGCCTCCTGCACCGCGATCTTGCTGGCGACTGAACCACGATCCAAGGAAGCGGCGAATGTCGCGCTTGCGCTTGCCGGGGTTGCTGTCCTCCCAGGCGGCGGCGCGCTTCGCCTCTGCCACAAGGTCCAGCCCCGGGCAGGCGTCCTGCTGTCGGGCGGCCCAGGCGTCGAGGGTGGCGAGCTTGCCGAGCTTCCGATCTGACCAGACCTCAAGGACATACACAGAGAGCGGGTGAGTCGGGTCAGGGCGCTGAGCTTTGCCAGCGTCCAGACCAAGAGGCGTAGCCTCATATACTTCTCCTTCTTTTTCTCTTTCTTTTTCTCTTTCTATTAGTACCCCACCCCGTTGGGTACCCCGTACCCCACCCCGTTGGGTACCCCGTTGCGCGGGCCACACCTGATCGGGGTCTGCTCCCATAATCAGCGCCGCCTCTTCTGTTGCGTTGCACCGTGCGAACTGGCCCAGCTCGCGCAAGGCTCCGATCAGATTGTTGCCCGTGGGTGTCTGAAAGCGGAGCGCCGCAGGGATCAACACTAGCGGCGGGCGGGTTGACACCACCGCGACCCCGGCGCTGTGCAACTCGTCAAGACACCTTCGCACCTTGCCCGCCTGCCAACCCACTTGATCCGCGATAGAGCAACCTCTATAGCGGGAT